TTCATCTTCGTTTTCTTCCATTTCTTCCATTTCATAATCTTCAACTTCAGCATCGTCGTCTTCATCGCCCATTGCTGCTTGTAAAAGATCGCAAAGTGATTTAGCCATCTCACGATCAAGTGTAACTGTTACGTCACCCTCGTCTGTTTCTTCGACTTCAGTATCAATACCGAGTGCGTCTAATTCTTGGGTTTCGTTATCAGAGTGCATTTCTTCACCCATAACATTTTCAAATAGTTTATCAAAAGTAGATTTCATGTAATTATTTATACTCTCTTTTACCTTTTTCTCTAGTTTTTTATCTTTTTTAGTATATTTTTCAGAAGAAAGGTCTGCGCTATTATATAATTCGTCTTCTTTATTAGTCGTTTTAGGGTCAATAGGCTCTTGTAAAACTTCTACATTACCAGGTCCGGAACTATTATCATTATCAAAACCTTTCTTTATATCATTGGCCTTAACAGGTGGTTTACCTGGTTTAGTACCCATTTTGGATGCTTTTTCACCTGGTACATTTTCAGATAAAATATTATTATTATATGTATTCCATATTTCGGTTAGAGTATTTACTCGAGTCATGTAAATATTTATAGCGCGATGATTAAAAATAAACAAAACTATATGAATAATCCAAATCTACCTACAGTGGGGGCGGAATTCGAATATACTTCAGACATGGTAAATGATCTGAAAAAGTGTCAAAAAAATATTTTACACTTTGCAGAGAAGTTCTTTTATATTATATCCTTAGATGAAGGAAAGAAAACAATTGATTTACATTATTGCCAAAAAAGGGCATTACGTAAGATGAGAGATAATCGTTTCTTTATATTATTAGCAAGTAGACAGATTGGTAAAACTACTATGATGACAATATATGCATTGTGGATTGCTTGTTTTAATAATGATCAACGTATCCTTATAGTAGCCAATAAAGAAGGCACAGCTCTTGAAATAATGAGTAGAATACGTCTAGCATATGAAGAATTACCTAATTGGTTAAAACCAGGCGTTAAAGAATATGGTAAAACGTCTATATTATTAGCCAATGGTACAAAAATAGGTATATCTACAACGACTGGTACCGCTGCTCGTGGTCAATCGGTTAATTGTTTGATTCTTGATGAGCTGGCCTTTATTGAATCACATTTAGTGGATGATTTCTGGAAATCAGTATACCCGATTGTTTCGTCTTCCAAAAAATCTAAAATTTTTATAGCATCAACCGCTAATGGTACTGATAATCTATTTTACAAATTATATTCAGGGGCTGAGAATGGTGAAAACGATTGGGCTTGTGATAAAATTTTATGGAATGAAGTACCTGGCAGAGATGAAAAATGGAGAAAACAAACTATCAATAGTATTGGCAGTAGAGAAGCATTTGAACAAGAATTTAATTGTGAATTTATTTCATCAGGTGAGAGTTCAGTTAATAACGAACTTTTTGAAAAGTTAAATAGTAAGGCTGTTGAACCAAAATTTGTATTCGATGATGGTAAATATCTTTTATGGGATGAACCTAAAGAAGATGGTATATATATAGCAAGCGTTGATACTGCTGAAGGGTTAGGTAAAGATGCATCGGTTGTTCAAATATTAGATTATACCGATTTAACCAGCATTAAACAAGTAGCATGCTATCATAACAATGAAATATCACCATATAACTTTACTGAAAAGGTTTATGAAATATTGCAGCACTGGGGTAATCCATTAGTTTGTGTTGAAAGAAACAATAGCGGTGGTCAGGTAGTTGATATACTTAAAAATACTCACGACTATGAAAATATTGTATCTTGGGGAGGTTCATTAGCTAATAAGAAAAAACAACAATTAGGAATAATTTCACATACAAATACAAAATATAAAGCAGTTACTAATATGCGGTATTGGGTTAAAGAACTTGAATCAGTACAGATAAACGACAAAAGAACAGTTAAAGAGTTAAGAAACTATGTAAAAGCTGCTAACGGTACATGGAATGCAAAGAAGGGCTATCACGATGATTTAGTCACCTCACTGATGTGGAACTTAATCATACTTGATAATGATATAGTTGAGACTTATTTCGAGGTGACAAAAAAAGATACAAATAACAGACCTTTAGAACTGCAACAAATGGATTTTGGTATTAAATATTTTATGGACCCAACTTCTTTATATTCCAATGAAAAAGGCGGGCTCAACAATACACTACCAGTTATTATAGGCAATGCTTCTAATACTAATAGTGAAATAGATCAATTACATATGCAAGGTTTTAAAGTATGGCAACAATAAATCAATCCCAATTCAATAAAAGTAGATTAGATAAGTTTTTACTTGTCTTAAATTTACCCCCTATATTAAAAGATATAAGTAAACAATATCTTGGCGCTAGAGAAAATACAGTAATTATTGAAAATAGCTTACAATTTTCGGTTTATGGTACAGTTGTACCATCAATAAGGGTACCTGAGGAAAATCTTGGATATGCTGGTCAATCGTTTAAAGTTTCTAAGCATTCAAGACCTGCATATGAAAACGTATCAGTAAATTTTACAATAGATAACGAATTTAATAATTATTGGGTAATATATAAATGGTTAGACCTTTTAAACGATGAAAAGAACTCTCAGTTTAACGGTAAGGATATTTTTAAGACTCCTAATGTATCGACTAAAGAAAGAAATCAAAATAAAACATTAACATCTCCAGAGTTATACCAAACCGACATAACTTTATATGCATTAGATGAATTTGATAAAACTAAAGTTAAATTTGTTTATACTGATGCTTTTCCAGTCGATCTCGGTGGTATTGATTTTAACTACCGATCTGCTGGTGAAATAGAAACAACTTTTGAATTTGCATTCTCTCAGTTATTAGTTGAATTGGTATAATTTTTTACTCGGGGAGACATAAATAATAGTATATGTCACGTACAATCCAATCTCCCGGTGTAGAAATTAGAGAAATCGATCAATCTATAAGACCTATAGTACCAATTGGTACTAACGTATTAATAACTGGTTTTGCAGATAGAGGACCAACTGATGAAGTTATTCAAGTAACATCACAAAGTGAATTCATTGATATCTACGGTAGTCCCACAGTCCCAGCAGAATTATACTTATCAAATACAGCGAGAGCATTATTCAATAGCCCAGCAAATGTTTTTGTTTATAGAGTACCTTATGGGAACGATAGAGGTATTGGTTTTGGTAATAATTATAGTGTATTAGCATACCCTGCATCTGCAGTTTCGATTAATGCCGCAGCCTCAGCAGTAAAGGTTTTATCAGGATTTACTAATACAGGTGTAACATCTAGTACACGTACAGTATTAATTGGCGAACCTAAGCACTTTACAATTAATCAAGAAACATACTTTAATATTCAACAAAGAAACGGTTTTAGTTGGGTTGATGAAACATCAGCTAACTTCGGCACATTAGCAGAATTAGGTAAGGCTGCAATACTTGTTATTAATAAAGCGCAAACAACAATTGACCAATCTTTTCAAGGTTTTTATGTTGGTGCAATTGATAATACAAATTTAAACCCTGCGACAGACTTTGACGGTATTCTTAAAATTGAAACACTTGCTGCTTCAACAAGTAGTAGTACCGATGATTTGAATGTTGAGAGTTTTATTGACTTACCATCAACTAGATTAGATAATTTACTTTCATCTAGATCTGATAACAATAGCAATACATTTGGTTATACTGATGGTAGTATATCAGAGCAAATGGAAAACTTAACTGATTATGATATTTCATCTCATAGTTTTGATGATACATTATCTATTGGATTATTCAGACTTAGATCAACACCTACAACAAACAATACAATTAAGTTAGCATTAAATCTTCAAGAAACAATAGTTGGTTCAACGGATTACCATAGACTAATTAATGACCCTCAAGGTGGTGAACCAATTCCATTCAGAGTTGAAACAGATAATCAATTACCAAGCATGGATATCATGGTTAATGATTTCTTAAGTAACAGAACAGGTGTTACATATTTAGATCCAGAAGGACAGCCTTTAACAAAAGTAAGATTTATAACAACTAAGATACAAGATCAGTTAACTAGTAATTGGCCAATACTTTCAGCAACATTTGGTGCTACAACCGGTACAACAGCAAAGCTTTCAGCAGCTGTTGATGGTATAGGAACGGAGCTACCAGGTACAGCTGATAGTTTATTTGCACTTGGTTCATATGCAACTACAGAACTTACAAGTAAGATTATTGGTAATGTACCTCAAAAAATCGATAGACTATTAGATACTGTTGAAAACACAGAAAGATTTGATATTGATATTACAGTTGACGGTGGTTTATCGACAATTTATTCAACCGCGCAAACATTAAGTTCTAATATATACGATGATCAAGCACCAGTTTCAGCAATTGATGGTTTTAGAACCACTCGATTAGATAATAATACGATAGATAGTTCTTCGTTAGATTATAGAGGTTATTGGAATGATGTTATAACTAGATTTACAACATTTGCTGAATTTAGAAGAAAAGATCATATTTTCATTGCCGACTTACCAAGATCGATTTTCGTAGCAGGTGATAATTTCTTAACTTTACAAGATAGTAATAAGAACTTCTCGCGTGATATATTGAATCCAATTAAAGCATTCGGCTCACAAGTAAATACAAGTTATGCTGCTACTTACGGTCAGTGGATACAAAGTACAGACGCTGTTTACGGTGGTTTATCATATTGCCCATCATCAGGTTACCTTGCATCAATAATGGCTAATACAGATTCTGCTTTCGATCCATGGTTTGCACCAGCAGGATTTACTAGAGGTAGGTTAACAGGAGCAACAGGATTAGCATTAACACCGACTCAAAAGCAAAGAGATCAGATGTATAAGATTTCTATTAATCCAATTGCATCGTTTCCAGTTGAAGGTCCAGTTGTATTCGGTCAAAAGACGTTACAGAAATTACCAAGTGCGTTCGATAGAATTAATGTAAGACGTTTATTCTTATATCTTGAAAAAGCAACAAAGAATACAGTTAGAAACTTTATATTTGAACCAAATACATTGTTAACCAGAACAAGAGTTGTTAATACTTTAACACCAATTTTTGAGAACGTTAAGAATACAGAAGGCTTATATGATTATCTCATTATTTGCGATGAAAGAAATAATACACCTGATGTTATTGATTCAAATGAATTAAGGGTAGATATATACTTAAAGCCAACCAGAGCTGCAGAGTTTATATTAGTTAACTTCTACGCAACCAAAACAGGTACAGATTTCAACGAATTAGTTTAATAACGAAGTCATTTAATTAAATAATTACATGGCGGATACAAAAGTATCAGATTTAAACTCGATTACTGTTGCAGGTAACAATGATATACTGTATATTGTAAACCCAACTGCAGGTACATCTAATAAAATAACATATCAAAATCTTTTAAGTGGGGTTAATGATAGTATTACTACCTTAACTACTGATGTAAATAGTTTTACAACAAAAGTTTTAGAATTATCTAGTAATTTTGAATCAGCTAATATTGATGTCGGGCCACTTACTACCGATATATTAACGATAAGTGGAGATGTTATAACTCTCAGTGCGGAGTTTAATTCAAGACCTGCAGGGGTAACAGATAGTTTTGTTATTGCGTCATCCACATTTACATTTTTAGGTGGACAATTAACCTCAGTAACATTATAACATGGCCAATAGAAAATTAACAGAATTACCTACATTATCACCGATTCAATTTGATAGTACAGATTTATTATATATAGTTGATGTTCAAACAGATAGATCAAAATCAATTCCTTTTAGTCTATTAGCAGGTGATAGTTTTATTGGATTATCAGCTTATGATACACAAAATACTTTAAACGTTAATTTTTTAAGTGCTAGTATTGTTACAAATGCTTTTGATATTACACAACTACAAGGTGGAGGAACTACTCAAGCGGCTAATGTACAATATTTAAGTGGTAAAATAGATTTAAATAGAACGGATCTTGACGCCCTGTCTGCCGAGGTTGAAGCTGCTGATCTTTCGGTAGTTGTTAGTGATGTATTATTTTTAAGTGGTGAGTTTTTAGCACTTAGTGCCGCGGTGGATGATATCGAAAATAGTAATGTTATTGAGACATCTATTAGAACCCTTTGTGCTGATATTGCTTACTTAAGTGGTGAAATTGATGATAATTCAGATGATATAGGTACACTTGCAAGTTTAACTACTACTGATAAAACTAATTTAGTTGCTGCGGTTAATGAAGTGAATGCAGGAGTAGGCGGTTCAAGTGGGTTTACTCCATCCACTTACACGGGTCAAGATAGTCTATCAGCCCCAAATGGTTTAATAACGAAGTTTGGAACGACGAATCTCACTCATGATGGCGATATAACCGTTACATTTCCGGTGGCCTTTCCAAATGGTTTTGTATTTGGTGTCGCTAATATCACAAGTGTGTTTGACGCTACAGAAGATGGTGCTATAGGTGTGCGTAGTGGTTCTACGACTACTATGGTTATTCGGAGTGGTCTTGGTGTCATCGCCAACCCCTCTACACAAACCGCTAGCTGGATGGCAATCGGATATTAATAGGAATATATAACCTATTAGTAGTTTCATATAAAATATTATTAGCAACTTAATTAAAGTTGGTATAGATGAATAAATATTAATAACCATGGCACAGACAAGACAAACAATACAGAATTTTTATACGCAAGCACAAACAAAAGACTTTGCTAGAAATAATCTATTCAGAGTTTTAAATATAAACTTCGGAGGAGGAACAGAAATTAGTTTTGATGAAGATGATTTAATTTATGCTAAAACAGCTAGCTTACCTGGTAAAGAGGTTACTACACAAACAGTGCCATATATGGGGTTAGAGTTCAATGTACCAGGTATAACCAAATATACCAACAGCGCTGGTTATAAAATTACTTTTAGATGTGATGAAAGTTATGAATTAAGAAATAGATTTTTACAAGTTTTAAATGATACTTTTAATGATGCTGATAGCACTGGTAATTACTTTATGCCTACTGCTGATAGTGTTATCGACTTAGCTTTATTAGACAAAGAATTAGACAGAGTATCACAATTTCAGTTAGTAGGTGTTGCTATTAAAAGTGTTGGTGAGTTAGCTTATGATGTAACTGCAGATGGTACAGTTCAAGATTTTGATGTAGACATTACATACCATTACTTTAGACAAACAGCTTAAAATTTATTTTGTTTGTAAAAAGGCTCTCTGTGAGAGCCTTTTTTTTGTATAAATATATTTAAATGCCTACTAAAATATTAAATTCAGTTAATAATGTGTTAAGAGGTGTCACTAACCCTATTAATAACATAGTAGGTGGTACATTAGCTCAACCAGGTCTATCATTATTAGGTACTAATTTACCTGGATCACCTTTAATTAGCTTTAGAGATTCATTTTTAAGAAGTTTAAGTCAATGGAATACTTCTATACCTTTAAATACACAATTTATTGTTTTAATAGATAATTTTCCGTTAGGTCTAACTACTCAAGTGTTGAGAGATCTAGAACCTGTGGTTAATTCAACTGGGTTTGATATTAATTTAGCAAAAGCAACCACTTCCAATTTTAAAAATCAAGGTATGGTAGGTTGTATATTTGCAAATCAGTTTAGTATACCTGACGATCAAGTAGAAGCAGATAAAGCCACAATACTAAACAATAGAGGTTTTATACCAGGAGCAGTACTTAAAAATAGGAGTAATTTTGGTAATTTCAATTTAAGCTTACGGGAAACTAATACATCATTTGTAGATTTTGTAATAAGACCTTGGGTTATTATGGCATCACATTATGGTTTAGTAGCTAGAAATCCTAATGATATTAATGAAGTTAAAAAAAATCCAAAAACAAATTTAACAGTAGTACAATATACAAGAAGTAAACAAGGTCTATCTCAAATACCGAGAAAAATATGGAGATTTTATAATTGTGTACCTACATCTATTTCTAATAGAGATTACTCTATTGGTGAAGATGAATCAGTTAAGAATTTTAACACAACTTGGACATTTGATAAATATGAAATAAGTAGTAATTTATATCTTAGTGTTACTGAGATGTTAAAAGCTATTAATCCAATATTTTAATGAATTCATATTATTTCGATGACTATAAGATAACTGAACTAAGTTATTTTGAATATAAAAATCTGGTTAAAAATCTGATATCAGCTGAAGATAATAGAGTGGTTGATGTATTTGAAGAAATAATAGATATTAAAGTCGAAAGTAAAAAAAAGTTAAATATTAGTGATAAAATAAAGATATTGTTACTGTTAAGAAGCATTACTTTAGGAGAAGAACTTGAATTAAATTTTAATAATAAAATATTTAAATATGATATTAATAAAATTATCGATAGTATTGAGTATAAAAATGAACAATTTAAATATGATTCTTTAATATTCAATATTCCTAGAAAAATACATTATAGGAGTAAATTTGAATGCCTAATTGATAATTTTAACAGTTTTGAAATTAATGGTAAAACTAAAATTATAGAAGAATACACTTATAAACAGAAAGAGGTTATACTGCAAAATTTAATAGGTTTTAAAACTAAAGAATTAACTAATCAATTTAATGAATACATATCAAATTTTTATCTAAAATATATGGGTGATATTGAAATAAATTTATATGATAGTAGTTTATTAAACTTTATAAAAGGTTTGTTCGAAATTGATCTTAATGAAATGTATGATATAGAATATAATATAATGAGTTATTTAAAATTTGACCCATCAGTTTTTAATATGTATGGTTTACCAGAATTAAGAATTTTTCTTAATAAATTTATAAAGGAACAAGAAGAGAGTAAAAAACAAAATAGTGGTAATAATAATACCCCTCAATAAATAACGATATGGATGATAATTTTAATTCACTATTAAAACAGATAGAATCAAATAAAACAAATGTAATTGCTTATTCACCTACGCTGCAAGGTGATATTGAATTAAAATCTTTAACAGTTGACCAACAAAGTGTTATTTTGGATTCAATATCTGATATATCCTTGTTACAATCAAACCCAATTTATCTTATTATTAAGTTTAATACGAGTTTTAACAATATTATTAAACAAAATTCAGATAGTGAAGTTTTTGAAAAAATGACTTCAGTAGATAGAGCAAATATTATTATTTCTTTCAGGAAAGAAATTTCAGATGAAGTTGAACAGGATGATGAAATTATTGATTTATCGAAGATTTTAGAACGTAATAAAACTATAAAGGTTATTAATTTTAATGAAATTATTGAAAAAGATAATTTTACATTCAACGTATCGGTACCAACTTTAAATGAAGATACAATAGTTAATAAGATTTTATCTAAAAAATTAAAAGATAACCCATCATCAGGTAACTTAATAAGTGATATTTATCTTTATGAAATCTTAAAATTTGTAGACTCTATACAATTTGAAGGTGGTGAAGAAGTTAAAATTAAGAAAGATTTTAAAAACTTACAACTTATAAAGAAGATAAATCTTTCTACTTTAAGTCCAGTTATTAAGTTTATTGAAAAGGTAAGAAGTTATGAAGAAGAATTTATAACAGTACCAAGTAGCCAAGAAAAATTATTATTGACGCCAGACTTATTTGTAATTTAGTAATGTAATTAAATATTTACATGGCCGATGTTCAACTCTTAGAAGCTATATCCTTACTTACCAAAGTATCTGCAGATACAAGCAGCATGCTAAAGAAACTATCTCAACGTGTTGATGGTATCAGCTCTGGTACCGCAGGTGGTAAAAAACCAAAAAAAGAGTTAGTACAAAAGGCAGATCCAGTTATAGTAACTGATTTTGGTAAAGCTGCTGAACAAGACCTAGCAAGATTAGGTGGTCAAGCTGAAAAAGAAAGACAAAACACTGAAAAAGAAAAGAATAAAAATAGTAACCTTTTAAAATTATTAGGTTTAGCTGGAGCAGCTGCACTAGCAATGAAATTTCTTTTTGACGGTGAAGGTTTTACAGGCTTAGTTCAAGGCTTTCAAAATGCAGTAAAAACGGTGACTAAATTTGCTGATAAAGCAAAAGGGCTTATCGATGATATCGGTAAAAGATTAGGTACGTTTGCTGATGATGTTGGAGCAAAAGTTGGTACAATTGTCGATGACGTAATAGCAAAAACTAGCCAGTGGGCTGCTAAAGCTAAAGATGGCATTAAAGGTGCTATGGATGATATTGGCAAAAAATTAGGTAGTTTTGGGGATGATATAGCAAGAGGTGTAAAAAGTGCTATAACTGGTGCTAAAAGTATAGCTAGTAAAGTAACAGAAGCAGCAGCTGGTGCCGGTGATGATGTAGCCAGAGGTAGTGCTCGAGCTGCTTCAACAAAACCAAGTTTATTCGGTAGATTAGTGAGCGGTGCTAAATCAGCCGGGTCTAGTGTTGCAAGCGGTGCTAAAGCGGTTGGATCTAGAGTTGTAACCGGTGCTAAAGCAGCCGGTAGAGTTGCTCAAAAGGCTGGCAGTTTTGTAAAAGATAGTATTTTAAAACCGGTAGGAAATGCTATTAAAAAAGTTAAACCGCTAAAGTTACTAAAAGGTTTAGCTAAGAGCCCACTTTTAGCTCCAGTATTAGAGAGTTTTTTCGCTGGTAAAGACATTAAAGATATGATTGCATTAAATGCTGCCGGTGAAATAGATGATGATCAATTGAATACATCAGTTGGTAATCGTTTAATTAAAGCAGTTACAGGGGTTTTAGGGGGGTCTGCAGGAGCAATAATAGGTGGTACCTTAGGGTCATTTATACCAATTGCTGGTAATATCCTAGGTGCAATAGCAGGTGGTGTTTTAGGTGATGTCGGTGGTAGAGCAATAGGTGGGTTTCTTGCAACAGCAATGGGTAAACAAACTGGTCAATTAGGTGAATGGGCATTAAACACACCTCTCGGTGCTATGATGGGAGCCGGTAAGAGTGGGGTAGAAAATATTGAAGATGGTATTATTACAAAAGATGGTAAAATTATAAAACCTGATTCACAAGACACATTATACGCGATGAAAGATGGTGGTCCTTTGGGTGAAGCGTTAAATAAAACACCTAAAATGTTAGGTAAGTTAATAGAAGTGGAATATGATGCCTTAAATGAAATGAAAAAACAAAATTTATTACTAAGAGCAATTTTAGATAAGCCGGGTATGGGACCTCTTCCTAGTAATGGTGAAAAAGATAAACAACCAAATTTCGACCAGAGTGGAGACTCATTTAGATCCCTACAAATGGGATATTAAATTTTACTATAATTTTTACCGGGATTAAATATTTATAATGCCTGATTTATACAGTTTTACATTTGACCAAGATCAAATTTTACCTATTTTAACAAGAGGTGAAGCTAATACAATAGACTCTTTTTCATATACAGGTGATGGTAGAATTTACAGTAAGAATAATAATCAAGCAACTGACCCTATTGATGTTGTAAGCGATTTTCCTTGGACAAAAAGTCCACAAACATCTCGTCAGGATGTACCAGCTGTATATATAAAGGAAAAAAGACTATTAACCAACTCAACCTTGGCTAACTTTTTTTATAGTGTATTAGCAGGAGCTGATGTATTGGAAACTGCAACTGATAGGGTTAAGTCGGGTAATATTCAAATCGGTGCAAATGAATTGGAAGTATATGACTCATTATCAGCTGCTGGGGTTTCATATGCAGGTATTAAGGAAGGTTTGATATCTGGTGCGAATAAAACAAGTAATTTCATTAATGAGGTTAAAACTAAAGCTGCAGGTTTTCTTAATAATGACGATAATTTTAAAGATAATATTCTTAAACCTTATAACGGTCTGTATTATACAGAAGATACAGGGTTTAAATATTTTTTACCATATTTAAGTGATAACTACTTAGAGGTTGACAATACCTTTTCTGTAGATTCGCAAAAAATTATGGGTCTCAGTGATATATCTGAAACGATGTCAACAGCTTTTAACGCAGTAAGAGGAGTAGCTTTTATGGATAAACCAGGTGTTTATGTTGAACAAAGTAAACAATATCAATTCGGACAGGAAGGTAGAAATGTTGATGTAACCTTCCCATTGCTAAACACCGGTAGTTATGATGAATTAAAAAGAAATTGGCAGTTAATATTTGGTTTAATTTACCAAAACAAACCAGGTCGTATTAATAGAAATTTATTAGAATTACCGGTTATATATGAATTTTATATAGAAGGTATGGCATATATGCCTTATAGTTATATAACGAAAATCCAGGTAGATTTTATTGGTAATAGAAGAACGATGGATATAGATATTCCAAGTTTCGGTATGCTCGGTTCGAATGAATCGTTACAGGATCGAACTACTATTAATACTGTTATACCAGATGCTTATAATGTAAAAATATCTTTTAGTGGGTTAAACAAAGAAACAAAAAACTTTTTAATAAGAAGTTTAGGTGATCCGATAATCAGAGTTAAAGAGAAAGGAAATATATAATGGATGGTAATTATCAAAATAATATATTCGAGTTAGGAGACTTAGAATTAACCAGGTATGAAAATATCTTTAAAATATTTAATACTGGGGATAAAAACTTTTTTTATTATAATATCGTTAAAAAAATAGTAATACCTGATAGTTTAGACGAAAGACTTTTTTATCATGTTATTTTACCTGCAGGTATACCATTAACTACCCTTTCATATAACGCATATGGTACCATGGACTTGTGGTGGTTAATTTTAGTAATAAATAATATAACTAATCCTATCAAAGGTTTACCTGAAGGTAAAAAGATAAGATTATTAAAACCACGATATGTTGAGCAAATTTTAGATTCAATTGAAATACAATTGTAATGAGGAAAGATTATATAAGGAATAATTTAAATGGAGCTGAAGCTAAGGCCCATTCAAATAAGATTGACAATCAGTTTTATTATATTCGCGCTGCGTTAGTAAATCCAGATGGTGATAGATTAGATTTATCTAAAGGTTAATTATACAACATATCTTTAACTGATGATCTTTTTGATCCATTTTTGAAAGCAGAAATTACTCTTTATAATGATAATAATGCTATTGAAAGAACAACGCCAACATCATTGAATACACAAAAAGGGTTTACTTTTAGAGGTGATGGTAGAGATGTATTATTTTTAGAAATAATACCATTAAAGTCTACAGATAAGGAATATAAGCTAGAGGAATCAAAAGAATATAATTCAGTATTTTCATTAAGAAATCTTTTTACAGTTATTGAGGATACAGATGTAATCATAGACGGTGTTACATATAAAAAATTAAAATTATATGATTTAGATGAAAGAAAATTGAAAGAAAAAAATCTTGATTTTAATTCAATTAATACCATACAATTTTCTGAAAATAATTCATTATCAGGTGTACCTTTATTCAATTTAGATGACGATGAAAGAGCTAATAATACTGGTATTTTAATGAGAGAATTACTTAAATTTACTTTAGTACAAGGTGATGATGATATTTTTTACACTGATCGATCTTCCCAATCGTCAGACGGGAATATAAATTATATAGATTTTGAAAATGGTAGTTCAGTTATTAATTATGCAAGTAATGCATACAAAAGAGCTATTGATGATTTAAACTACATTTATAATATACATAATAGTAATTTGGATAGTAAAGATTTTAGTATTCTCAAAAAGGATTACTTTACCGGTAAATACACTTTAATAAATGCCAAAAGTTTTTTTGATAGAGCTTACAATAAAGACAAAGACGAAGGAGGTACTTTTTTAATAGAAAAAATTAATATAAGCGGTGCTGGTAATCTTAAAGTTAATAACGCTGGTGGTAAAAGTCCTAAAAATACCCCTCAATTTAATGAAAAGAGTCAAGCTCTAAATGTTAGATTTTTTAATACTAGTTTTGACATATTAAACGAAAAAGTTAATACAAAGATAGTACATGAATATGATTTTAAGAATAAAACTTTCAATATAATGCAAAAAGAAAGCAATATTATTAATGCTAAAGAAAAATTCGATAATTATTATGTCCAAAATATGAAAGGGGAAAGAAAGCCTTTTCCTTCACAAATAACAACTAACTTAAAGAAATTAAACTTTAACTATGAAAATATATATAATCTATATGGAGGTAATAGTAATATAACCCTATCAAAGGGTTTGAATAAATTATTAAAAAGTTCTATTATTACTAATTTAGGTATAGAGGTTCAATTAAAAGGTCAAATGTTTAGAAGGGCTGGTAAATTTATAACAATAGATAGGGATAGTTTAGACCCTAAAAATAAATTTGATGATAGATTTCTAGGAACTTATTTTATAATTAATGTTGACCATACATTTATAAAAGACGACCTATATATTAATAGAATATATGCAGTTAAAACATACTACTTCGATAACCTTAAATTTAACGAGAATTTAGACTAATGTCATTTTATAAAAAAAATATTTTACCAGAGCTTTCAGATACTGTTATTAATGGTAGTAAAGAATTTTACGAAAGTAGTGAAGAACTAATGGAAGCATTTCAAGGGGTTTCTTTAGACGTTATTAACTTTTTTATTGAGTTAGACGAAACAAAAAGCTCTGGTAATGTTTTAAAAGAACTTACAAACAAATATATTAATTTAAATAATACAAATTTAAAAATTAATAATGTAGAAATACCAAATAATTTTAAATTATATTTAAATGAAAAATATCAAAATTTATTATATCTTTTTAAGGTGGTAATTCTTAAGCAAGTAAGTAATATCGATGAAAGTATATTTTCTAATTATTCTGATGATATAGGTATGACGTTAGAATATAATCATAACTTAGGTTTAACTAATACACCAATATTCGATTTATACTATCAATTAGAAAAATTCGGAGCTCCAATAACTATACCTCCTATAATGATTAATAAGGTAAGTAAAAGTTTATTAAAGAATTTTAAAAAAATGTCTCTTAAAAACGATGCAATTTTAAAAAGAAGTCTTAGAAATATTGCTGCATACGGTACTAAGAATGTATCAAAAACAGCTCACGGTTCAAATTTAGTATACGATAATTCTGATAGCGTTACAAGAGACCAACTAACCAATATAAAAACTGAAAAAATAATTGAAGTGTTTGGGGAAAATCTAGGTGATTTAATTACCTTTTATAAGAATTTAAATATAAGAGAACAAGAAGGTAATAAAGCATATTTAATAAGTTATCAAAATAATATAGAAGGCGTTCAGAATGTATTAGATATGTTTAGTAATAATATCTATTCGACTACAACTATAAATGTACCATTTACTGGTAATTAATCTTCTACATCTATAACTTTAGCATCCTTTATTAACTGTTTAAGCAGCTCTTCTCTATTGATTGAAAGGCCTAAACGTTCACTACTATCTTGTAACTCTTTTTTACTTTCAATATCCATCTGTTTTACTTGGATTTTAGCCTCATTAGCCTTATCCTGCAAAAGAATTTTATTGAGACTTTCTATAGCAGATGCTGATGCACCGACTAACTTACTTAAAGCATCCACATCTCGTGAATCCGGTGCTGATGTTATAAATTGCTTTACCTCTTCTACATAATCTACAGTACCTTTAATTAATTTTCCGGAATAATTTAATAGAAATTTTTCTAATTCTTCCTTATCAAGGTTAAATTCATCTTTTTGTATTTCTTTTAGGCAGCATTTGCACCTTTTAATTGTGAAAGCAAATCATCAACAACAATATCTACATCGGTTTCCATATAAAAATATTTAATACTAAAGTTGAATAATTAAACTAATACGGTATAATAGGTATATGGATAATGTAATTATAAAATTTATTAAAAGTCATAAGGATGCAATACTACCTACAAAAGCACATGAAGGTGATAACTGTTTTGATTTATATGCAGTAGAAGATACTGTTATACCGGGTAGTAAATGCGGTATCGTCGACGAAGTAAATATTGGCAATGCAGTGGTACCTGTAGGTATAACTGTTGGTTATATTTCGGAAGGATTTGGATTTGTTCTAAGGCCTAAATCTGGTCTTGGTTTTAAAGCAGGTTTACAACCTCATCTGGGTGAGATCGATAATGGTTATCGTGGTGATTGTGGTGTTAAAATGTATAATTTAACTAGTAAAAATTACACGTTTAAAAAAGGTGATAAAGTTGCTCAAATTAAGATAGAAAAAATCTATAATACCAATATCGAATGGACTGAAGTAGTAGAAGAAGCTCAGCGCGGTGATGCTGGTTTCGGTTCTTCTGGTAAATAATAGGAACATCGATATAATAAATTATGGGAAAAGTAACAAGGCAAAGAATAACTGAAAGAAAAGTCGGTAATACAAAGGTTAGAAAAACTGTAACTGTAACAGTAACTAAACCATCGAAGACAAAAAAGTAATGTTTAATAACTTATATGTAGAAAAGTATAGACCTAAGACGTTATCAGATTTAGTATTATCTAACAATAACAGAAAATACTTTGAATCTATTACTAATGAGATACCGAATCTACTATTTGTCGGTACACCTGGTTTAGGTAAGACGACTCTAGCTAGAATATTAGTTAATGATATTTTACAATGTCAATACCTTTATATTAATGCTTCTGATGAAAATGGTATTGATACGATACGCTCTAAGGTAGTTGGCTTTAGTCAGAC